GTATTGGCTGAAGAAAGCGTACCGCCTGATACCGCTGTAGTGGCTGCGCCCGAAATTATGCCGCCCCAACCACCAGCGCCCCAGCCTACACTGTTTGTAGAAGTGGCGGAGCCAGTTGTGATTTGGTACGCACCCACAGTAGCGCTGCCGCCATTGCCAACGTCCGAAGCGTTTGCTGCAACGGTAGAGGTGATCGTGTAAACGTTGTTGCTGGTAACGGCAACCACTTGATACTCTTTGTTGAGCACCGTGGCGGTAATTACCCCGCCGAGGGTGACTGCACCACTGTATGTAACAAAGTCCCCAGCCTGCGCTCCGTGCGCGGCGTCGGTAACCGTTAGGGTGGTTGAGCCATTGGTGGCTGCAAACGTTACATCGCCAGCAGCGGTGGTGACGCGGAGCGGCGTGACGTCGTGGAAGGTTCCGCCCGTGCTGTTTTGGATATAAAACTTGAGGTTTGTGCCAACGCCCAACAGGTTGTAGCTAGACAGCGTGATCCAGTTAAACAGAGAACGGCAGACGCCCCAGAACGATCCCGCAGGGGGTGCAAGCGTAGCATTGGATGTGCCGGTGTCGAGGGTCCAGCCGCCAATCTTCTCAGGAAAGCCAGAACGAAAGCGCACTTTGTCCATCTCAAACCAAGTGCCTTCGTTGGCCAGAGTTGTGGACTCTTTATTGATTCCCGGTCTTAGCTGGAGTTTCTGTAGCGTCACGCTTACCTCACGCAGTTAGTACGTTAAGGGCGGAGTTGATGTGCGCAACCCTGTCGGCGAGGCCAATTATCCCACCGTTTATCTTTTTTGTCATCCCTGTAAAGTCCTTGGCGTCGGCTTCTTTGTTTAAACTGCGCTTGTTCCAAAACCAAGCTGCGGTTAGGGCTGCGTATTCTTTGGTCAGCACAAGGTCGGGATCTTTGACGAAGTCCACGCCCAAGGCGTCTGAGGCCAAACGGTAGTTGTCTTTGCCGGTCAACTGAATGAGGCCACGGCCACGGAACTTCCAGCCATCACCCTCATCGGTGTTGCCCATCCGGCCAGAGTAGACCTTGTTGGCGATCTTCTCAGGCTGGCGATGGAAGGGCTGTGCTGCGTCCTCTGACGGGAACCGGCTGGGCCATGTAGCGTTTAAACCCTTTGCACTGTAGTTTAGGTTCTCTTGCAGCGTTTTGAAGTTGGCAGACTCATGGGCACATTGGCCAATAAACGCAGCTTGGCGCTCAGGGGTGTTGATCTCAAAGCGGTTAAACGCCGCCGTCAGCGGCTCAAGCCATGACGGGTCGATGTGCATTTGCTCAAGTTGGTCTTCAGTCATTTGATTGCTGGAGCCTTAGAAAGAAGTTCTGTCTTTGCCTGTGAGCCAGCAGAGGAGCCGAAATAATATGCGATTATCCCCGTCCAAGCGGTGGACAGACTGCCCAGCATCATCAAGATCGTTGGGTTGTTGCCGTCAACTTTGCCAAACAGCATCATGCCCAAAATTCCAAAAAACCCAACGGTGATGATTGCGGCCAAGGCCGGGGGAACAATTGACCTCGTGGCGGCTTGCATGTCACGCGCAGACTTGCGGTCTTCAACTTCCAGCTTTGCAAAGTTAAGGCCAAGCTCCTGCGCTTGTTTCTGCAACTCAATCTCAGCAATCTTGACCTGAGCAATCTGCTCTGCTGAAAGTTTGTTGTTGGAGATAAGGTCGCCAACTTCAGTAGGATCGACCCCAGTGGCTTTGCTGATGGCGGCTACAGCCATCCCCACCAATGGGCCACCCATCGCCGAAGCAATTGTCGGTGCAATTTGTTTTAACCAGTCCATTACTGTTTACTCCTTGAAAGCATGGTTGCTGCGATTTGAAGCATGGCGCGGGTGTTGTCCATGTCCTCGGGCTGAGTAGCCCATCCGACTGTGATCTGACCAACAAACCTGCCCGGCTCCGGCGGGACACTGATGCGGCACGTGTAGGTAACGCCCTTGGCGATGTACCACAAACCCATTTCCGACTGCGCTGATTTGTACTCGCTGCATGGAATCTCGTTTGCCATGAGCTTAACCACATCCGAGTTGTTGGCTGCGTTCTGTGTAAACAGCCCCACGTCCAGCCCGTCGTTTGTTTTGTCCCTGCCGTCTTTAGCATAGGCCCGGTGCAGGATGCGCGTTCCAAACATCGAGTTCACTTTAAACACCGCCACCACGATGGCACCAGACTGTTTAAACAAGTGCGCCGCTGCGTCTTCTACCCGGTCTTCGGCAATGCTGGGAATCTTTTTGGACTCCTTGTACGCCCCTATCAACAACTCTTGGTTCTGGTAGACAAAGTACCCCGCAAACGTGAGGACGGCCATGAGCACCATCGCAAACAAACGGAACGGGCTGCTGACATACGCCAGCACCTTGTCAACTAGGCTTAAACGCTCGTCACTCATTTTTGCTGCTCAAGGATGCCAATGGTGAAATACAAGATCACCCCGACCAAGCTGAAAAAAATAACCGCCAGCAAGGCTAACTCAATCACATCGTCCATCTCTTGCTTGCGCTTGACCGCAGCCTCACGCTCCCGCCGCGCATCATGGGCAGACTCCACATCCATTGCCGCTGCTCTGGACTTGATGCGGTTCCAGACGTCTATTTTCCCCGCCTGCATAAACAGGAGTTGCAACTCATCTTCAAACCGTTTGGCTTGGTCGAGCGCCATCTCAATCTGAATGGCAGTGCCCATTGAGGACTTGGATTTCTTGGCCTGAACAACAGCCTTGGTGGCCGTGGACTTTGCATCAAAGTACTTGCCCAGTACAGGGCCGAGAGACGATACATCGTCAACAGTCTTACTGACTTTCTTGATGAGCGCAACTGCCGCCTGTATACCTGCCAGTGCTGTTAGGGGGTCAATCACTTTCCGCTACCTTCTTAGGCTCAGGTTTGTTTTTCTCCCGCCACTGCAAACACCAGATTTCTTTGCGGTCAGATGACCAACTCCACCTCACGCACTCAAAGACGGGCGCAGGAGCTTGCGCCACTGGAGGTGAAGGTGGCAGGGCGTCCATGCACGTTATGCCTTGCCTTCAGAAAACACATTGACAAACACTGTGCCGTCTTCAAGCGCTTCAATCTCGTGCCACTCTGCCGCTGTCAGGTTTACCGGCTGCGTGTGCTTGGTCATCACCAACTCACGGCCTTCTTTGCGAACAACGCAGCTACCAGCATGGCACATGGTTAAGTGTGCGTAGATGTGGCTGTGCTGAGGCAGTCCTTGGCCTTTGTCGCAATGGTAGACATTCATCATTACGCCGTCATAGGTTACGGAATGACTTGGCGCTGAAATGTTCATAGCGTCTGCGAGCCAGTGGTGACAGGTTGGTCTGAGGCGGCTATCGTAGGCTGTGGCGGCGATTCTGGAATTTGAACAATTGCCAGACTATTTTGGCTGTAGTAAAAACCAATTGCAGTTACATCATCCGCACATTCAAGCCAGAACAATGGCGGCGCAACTTCAAATTGATTATTTTCAACCTGTGCTACACGCTGACCGATTACAGTGAAAACAGGCGTTTGCCCATCCCATGCAGAGATGTAAGAAACTTGTTCGTTAGGGGAAATCAATGCGTATTTCATTTTTAAAACTCCACAATAACAATACCGCCAGAACCTGCGCCGCCAGTTGCATCAGTAGTATTTGAAGTTGCGCCACCACCGCCGCCATTGCCAAACCCAGTAGCAGCGTTACCAGTTTGAGCGCCAACTACAGCTCCTTTATTTTTTCCTGCACCCCCTACCCCAAACATTCCAACACCCCCAAAACTGTTGTGTGTAAAACCAACACAGGTAACTGAATAAACAATACCAATTGTACCGGGAGATGTTGTACCCCCACCCGCACCGGAAATATCGTTGGCACTTTCGCGATCAGCACCAGCGCCGCCTGTTAAGTTTATATCTCCACCAGACCCCGCGCCGCCAGCGCCGCCTGTCGTTCCATTAGTTGATACAGATGTTCCGCCTGTAGCTGAACAAAACGAACCAAATGAAGATGTATTACCCGCAGTGCCAACAGTAACAGTTACAGTGCCGCCGGGTGTAAGTCCAGTAACAAATTCAATGGCAGTCCCACCGGCACCGCCACCAGCAGCGACAATACCAGTAGTTGTTACTGAGCCACCATTACCGCCGCCACCAATAACAGTTACTTTGGCTGCTGTGACTCCCGTAGGAACAGTAAAATTCCCAGAGCTTGTAAACACTTGGCCTCTACCGCCAATGTATGCGGATGCCTGACTTGTGGAATCACTAAATGTAATCCCGGTTGATGTTAAGACTGCCATCTATATCTCCTTTAAGGGGTGCCGCCTGCGGTTACGTTTCCAGAAA